TGACAACGGTTTAGAAATTAATATACCACAACAACTAACACAAGAAGATCTTTTACAAGAGTTATTCCAAAAACAAGGAGTTTCACTCTAATGACATACTTACAACTGGTAAACAAGGTGCTAGTCAGGCTGCGTGAAAACGAAGTCTCTACCGTAGGCGAGAACAGCTACTCCAAGCTAATAGGTGAGTATGTTAATGACGCTAAACGTACAGTAGAGAACGCTTGGGACTGGACAGGACTACGTAACACACTGACAGTAGATACACAGGCTAACGTGTTTAACTACGTACTTACAGGCGCTGACAACACTATTAAGATACTAGATGCTACCAACGACACACAAAACTGCTTCTTGCAGTACAAAGCATCTCAGTGGTTTGACAACGCTTTCCTAGACTTTACCAGTGTTCCCAAAGGCACTACTCAGTTCTACAGTATTAACGGTATTAACGGTGTTGATCTATATCCTATACCTGACGCTGAGTATACACTACGCTTTAATGTGGTGTTACGTACTACAGACTTTACCAACGACACAGACCCATTGAACGTACCTTACAATCCTGTCATACGTCTGGCTACAGCGTTAGCAGCAAGAGAAAGAGGAGAGACTGGCGGTACTAGCGCAGCGGAACTGTTTGCACTAGCTGATGCTTCAATGGCAGACGCTATAGCAATGGACGCTGCATTACATCCTGAAGAAACTATCTGGTACTCATAATGGCTCAACAGCTACAGAACATTACTATTGCAGCTCCAGGATTTGCTGGACTCAATACTCAGGACTCACCAATAGGCGTAGACCCATCGTTTGCTGCTGTTGCTGACAACTGCGTCATTGACAAGCTAGGTCGTATAGGAGCGCGTAAGGGTTGGCAAGAGGTTACTACTAACGGCTCTTCTGTGTTAGGCAGCAGCCGTGGTATAGAAGGTATACACGAGTTTGTTGCTAGAGATGGTACAAAGACTGTATTCTCTGTAGGAAACAACAAGATATTTACTGGCACTACTACTCTTGCTGAAGTAACGCTACCTAGCGGTTACAACATAACAGCTAACAACTGGAAGATTGTTACGTTTAACAACAACGTACACTTCTACCAACGTGGTCATGCTCCTCTGGTATCTACTGCTGGCTCTACTACATTAGCTTTGTCAGTAGACGGCTCACACGCAGCTCCTTCAGGCAATGAAGTATTAGCAGCCTCTGGTAGACTTTGGGTAGCAGACTTAACAGGCAACAAGCACACTGTCTACTGGTCAGATACTTTGCTAGGTAATAAGTTTCAGGGCGGTGCGTCAGGTAATATTGACGTAACTCTTGTGTGGCCTACAGGTACTGATGAGGTAGTAGCTTTAACAGAACACAATGACTTCCTAATCATCTTTGGTAAGAAGTCTATTATTGTTTATCAAGGCACTTCTGATCCTGCTAATACGTTGGTACTTGCAGACACTATTGAGGGCGTAGGTTGTGTAGCTCGTGACTCTATACAGCACACAGGAACTGACGTACTGTTCTTGTCAGACTCAGGACTACGTAGCTTTGGCAGAGTGATACAAGAAAAGTCTTTGCCTATGCGTGACATCAGCAAGAATGTCCGTAACGATCTGATGGAAAAGGTGAACTTAGAGACATTGCCTATCAAGACTGTTTACAGCGCAGATGAAGCTTTCTACCTGCTTTCTTTGCCCTCTACTAATACTGTGTATTGCTTTGACATGCGTGGCCCTATAGATCAATCTGGGGCGCACAGGGCTACTACATGGACAGGACTAGACCCTCTGTCCTTTGCACGTTTAGAAGACAAGACCATCTACATAGGTAAGTCTACAGGCATTGTTAAGTACTCAGGCTACCTAGATGGCACAGCAACCTATCAGTTACGTTACTTTAGTAATCCTACAGACTTTGGTAACGCTTCTAATCTCAAGTTCTTAAAGAAGTTTAACTTGACTATTGTAGGCGCACACGGCACTGACATAACGCTTAACTGGGGTTACGACTACACAGATGTTTACAACAAGCAAGCCTTTACTTTTTCTTCTTCCAACTCTGTTGCTCAGTACGGTGTTTCAGAGTATGCGATAGCAGAATACTCAGGTGGTGTAGACGCTTTGGTTAATACACCTTCTGTTAATACTGGTGGTAGTGGTTCTATTGTTACTATTGGTATTGAAGCACAGATAGACAACGTAGCTTTTTCCATTCAAAAGATTGACATACACGCTTTACTAGGGAGACTTATCTAAATGTCCAACTATACAAAGACCACTAACTTTGCGGCTAAGGATTCTCTACCCTCTGGTAACGCCAATAAGATTGTACGTGGTACAGAGATTGACGCAGAATACACTAACATAGCTACAGCGGTAAACAGTAAGGCTGACACCGCTGCTCCTACATTTACTGGTACTGTAACAGCCGCTACCGTAAACGTGACAGGCACACTGACGGCTGACACAATTACTGGAGGGTCGTACTAATGGCTATTGACATGTTTGGAAACTACACGCCTGATGTAAATCCTTTCGGGCCTGCTAATACAGGTAGTTTTAATACTGATCCTGTTGTTGGCTATGCTCCTCCTACAACGGCACAGCAAATAGCGTCTAGTTTGTCTGATCCTAGTATTTACAGCACAGGCTCTTCTGCTTTCCCTTCGTTTGATTCAGCGTCAGCTAACAACACAATGACTAGTTTGTTTGGTTTAGATTATCAGCCAACACTTACACCGTATACGCCACAAACAATGCAACAGACACAAAACATGCTTAGTTCTCAACAGACTGGTCAAGCCGTTGGCGGTAGTAACATGATTCAGGACTTGCTAAGAGGTGCTGGTCAGTATTATTTAGGTCGTGAGAACATACAAGATGTTCAACAGCTAGGCAGAAAAACTCAAGAGCAGTTAGGTTTACTAGCAGAAGAAGGACGCGAGGCCACACAGTTTAGGCCCTACACTGTTACAGGTGGATTAGGTGGCGTGTCTACTACTGCTGAAGGCGGTTTTGGTATTGACCTGTCTTCAGAGCAACAAGCTCTACAATCGCAACTACTGGGTCAGGCACAAGGCTTGTTTGGTCAAGTAGGTCAAGACCCTGCGACACAGCAGGCTGCTATATTTGAACAGATACGGGCTACACAGCGTCCTGAAGAAGAGCGTCAGCGTCTTGCTACAGAGGCGCGTATGTTGTCACAAGGCCGTCTAGGTCTTTCTGCTGATGCCTACGGTGGTTCTTCCCCTGAGCTACTAGCGCAAGAGACAGCGCGTCAGGAAGCTATGCGTCGTGCTAACTTAGGTGCTAGACAGCAAGCCATGTCAGAACAGCAACAAGCTCTAGCAGGCGCTCAAGGTCTAATAACTGCTGGGTATATGCCACAACAACAAGCTCTTGATATGCTACAGGCTAGTGCTACTCCTGCTGGCTTTGTTGATGTTGGTCGTAGGTCTGGTCAACAGATAGCAGGACAGCTACAGCTAGGCGGTTTAGAGTCTAGGTTGCAGTCTGAGCAGTTAGCTAATCAGTTACGTCTACAACAGCAACAAGGATTGTTAGGTACTGTTTTAGGCGCTCCAGCTACTTCTCAACAGCAGGCTACAGTAGCGGCTATGCCTACAGGATCGTTAAAAGATATGGCAGAAGCAGCTCTAAGGCAACAAGCAGCAGGTGCTGTAGGCGGGTTATTTAGTAGATTATTTGGAGGTGGTTAAGATGGCTAGAACAGATATTGCAAGGATGTTGACAGGTGTAGGTGGACCAGCTCCTGTACAGGCTATGCCCGGTACTGCTGGCTTTGCTGGACAGTTTGGCGCACAGACTACAGCAGGTATGGGACAGGCTATAGGAGCTTTAACTCGTGGTGGAGCGCCTTCGTATGAAGAAACAGTAGCTCAGGCTATGGGTCAGTTAGACGTCACTAAAGTAGAGGACTTAGCAAAACTAGCTAAGTTTCGATTAGCCGCTGGCGATACAGTTGGAGCAGCTGAAATAGTTAACCAAATTAATTCTATAAAAGAATCACAAGCTCAAGCGGGAGGCATAGGCAAGATAAACCCACAGCAATATCAGCCTGAGAGTGTACAAGCATATCTTCAAAACTTACGAGATACTGGACAACCAGATTATAGCCTTCTTGAGCTTATTGACCCTTCTATAGATATTTATAAGGGCGAAAGAATGAAAAGCATTAACGCAGCTATGAAAGAACGGTCAGTACAGTTTGGTCAGTCTGTTGCTTTAAAAAACAAAACTTCTACTATGCAGGCTCTTTTGAAAGGTATAAAAACTGGTAAGTTTGCAGAAGTTACTAAAAGTGCTAAAGGTTATTTACAGGCTCTGTTTCCCGGTAGAAAAATAGAAGGGCTGGCAGAATTAGAAGTCTTTAATGCTTTGTCTAACCAGCTTGCTCTTTTAGTGCGTAATCCTAAGTCTGACATGGGCTTACCGGGTGCTACTTCTAACAGAGACTTGGACTTCCTTATTCAGTCTGTACCTAATTTGCGAACATCTCCGGGCGGTAATGAGCTTCTTCTTGAGCTTTATGAAGTATCTCACCAGCTTAAAGTTGATGTAATAAATGAGCAAAACAGGATTCTACAAGAATTTGGTGGAATCCCTCCAATAGATCTTGAACAACGTCTTGATGAGTTTGTAGAAAGTAACTTTAGATTGCCTGAAGGCTTGCAAGCAAGAATTGAAGAATTTGAACCAAAACAAGAAAACTCTTTAAACGATGCTGAGAAGGTGGCTATTGATAGTATTGTTAACGCAGGTGTAAAAGAAAAAACAGGTACTAGGACTCGTCGCTCTGTAAGAGATCAAGCTAATAGTGGAGAGTAAGCATGTCTTTAAAAGACAAAGAAGTTTTTGAGCAAACAGCGGCATGGATAAGAGCTAATCAATCTCTTAGAGATACTCCTGAGTACGCTGAAAAGGGAAGGTTGTTGTTGTCCATCAAAGAAAGAATGGATAAGCCAGAACAAGCTCCTGAGACAAAACAAGAGTTGATTAGCTGGATACAAAACAATCAAGACTTAAAAGATACTCCTGAGTATGCTGAAAAGGGCAGGGCTTTACTTGCTATAAAAGATAGGCCAGATGTAACTTCTGGAGGAGCGCTTGCTAGGGGTGCTTTACAAGGAGGTACCTTTGAGTTCGCAGACGAGATTATAGCAGGAGCCTCTGCCGCTGCCTCCTACCTAACTGACAACCCTAGTGGGCAGACTTTTGGTCAGCTATACGATACTTACAAGACTGAAGAAGATGAGCTACTCAGCGCCTACAAAGAAGAACAAGGAGCTTCTTATCTTGGTGGTCAGGTTGCAGGCTCTGTAGCTACCCTACCACTAGGAGGAGTATTTGGTAAAACAGGGCAGTTGTTGTTTGGTGTAGGCGGTAGAGGTACTACAGCAGGTCAAACAGCAGCTCGTACAGCCGCAGCAGGAGCTACACAAGCAGGTTTAGCGGGTTTAGGAGCCGGGGAAGACCTAGAGTCTAGGCTAAAGCAAGCGGCGTTAGGAGGAACTGTAGGAGGAGTTTTTGCAGGCTCTTTAGGTGCTGCTGGATATAAACTAGCTGAGAAGGTGGCTAACTCGTCTAATAACATTATAGCTAGAGCTGCTGACGTAGGTGCAGCCCCTAGAGACACTGTTGAGCTAGGCCAAGAACTTATTCCTCAGTTAACCACAATAGCGCAGAAAGCCAAAGCCGCTAGAGATGCTGCTTATACGGCATGGAGAAACAAGCTAAACGCTCGTGTTGACAGTTTTAACGAATCTGTTGTTAAAAAAGGCGCTGCTTCGGCTGGTCAAAAGATTTTTAAGGATGAAACAGAAGAAGGAGCTTCTCAGGTCATACCAACAAAGGCTCTAAAGTCTATGGTAGATGGTATGCAAGGTCTTGTAGACAACCAGAAGAACATTAACGCTATTCTAGCGGAAGGCGACAGAGTAAGTATAGATACTTATAGGAACATGTACAAAGCTGCTTGGGACTTACAAAGACAGTTAGCCCCTAACAAGGCTGCTCCGTTAGCTAAAAAGCTAGACGACATAAAAGGATTTGAGTACAAGCATTTAGATTCTCTTTTTCCGGGTATAGGCAAAGCCAGAAAAGAGCTAGATGAGTCTGTAAGGAACTATGAAACAGGACAGCTTCTCAATGATCAGCTAGTGTCTAAGATTGCTAGAGGCGAAGCTCTGGAGCCTTCTTTTGCTCGTAAGTTCTTGCCCGGTAACTCTAAGAATTTTGACGAGTTCAGTGCTTTAAAGTCAAGAATTAACTCCTGGGCTAAAGAAGCTAAACTGTCTCCAAAAGAAACTGACGAGATATTAGCGCCTCTACGAGCTAATGCTTTGAGCGATGTAGTTAACAATCCTCAACTGTTACAGAGAGTTTTAAATAGAGCAACTACAGAGGATAAAACTCTGGTACGTCACTACAAAGAGATACTGACTCCTGAGCAGTTCACCTTTGTTAATCAATTAGCTAAAATGCCTAGAAACCATCTTACTCAGAGAGTTGGTTCCTTGCTTGATTACTACGCAGGTTCTTCTGCATTAGGAGCTTTAGGTGTAGGAGGAGCTACAGCATTGGCCGGCAACGCCGCTGGATTAGCAGTTATAGCAGCTTATATAGCCAGTCCAGTTCTTATTCGACCTATTGCTAGTAACACTAGATTACTGGCGCAGGCTACTCGTATAGTAACAGCCCCTGTAGATACACCACCTAAGAAGTTAATGGGAATGACGGAGGCTCTTGGTAAAAGTGCTATAAAGGCTGGTGTTATCACGCCGACAGTAGCTATTAGAACTATGACACAATTTGAAGAGGCTAAAGAAGCCACTGGAGAGTAAACAAAAAAGCCCTATGTAGTTTATTACATAGGGCTTTTTAGTACTGATACACCTTACATCTACAACTTTCTACACTATCTCACATGCACCACCTACACACGCTAACTCTTGACTTCCTGTCGTGTTATCCTCTTCCTCATACTTCTCCAGATCATTCCAATCTACACCCACTGGCATTGCAGCTACTAACTTGTTGTACTCTTTAGCGTCAATGTCCTCATAAGGAGCCTGTTGATATACATGGTCACTATATGGCAACAAACTAATCCCGCTACACAAGTCAAAGTTCTCCCATATCCACTGTGCTACTTGCAGGAACTCATCATCAGTGTAATAAACAGTGATGCTTGGTTTATGTTCGCACCAGTGGTTCTGATATGCTTTCCAAAGTTCTAGCTGCTGCATAGCTCCTACCTGCTTGACGGTCACAGAGGACTCTGGAGCCTTCACAGGGAAGCTGAAGACTGAAGACGTAGGTGACATCACATCCTGCTCTACAGGGAATCCTGACTGTGCCATGAAGACTGCAAGCGGGTCTTTGTGGTCGCTACGTACTCTGCGAATGTAATGCTTAGAGAAGCGAGGATGGATACCAGAAGCAGAATCAACAAGTTGAGATACAGTACCGCTAGGCTTAACACACGTAATAGCAGTTGACTGATTGATTCCCAACTTCTTTGCCCAAAGTTTATTAGTTTTGATTGCCACATCTTTTA